CCTCTACACTGACCGGCACATAAAAGCGCTGCCGGGTCTGTATGCGGACCTGCTTTAATGCATCACCCTGCCATTGAATAAACTTTTTACTCGGAAAGCTGACACCATCACCGCGATTAATGCGCTGGTTTTTCTTGCTTGGTACACTGCCCTCAAGTACCAGCTCTATCATCGCGCCATTTGCTTTTGTAACTTTTTAATAATTACCGGGTCATAGATAGCGATACCGCCCAAAGGGTCTACTGATGCCGCAACCTCTGCAGCCTTATAGCCAAGATAGCGCACATAGGCAGGTATAAAGTCATTTGAGTCTAGGCTGCCGCCGGTGCGGACTGTCCATTTCTGAGCATCTAAAACTAATTTCTGATATTGGTTTTCAGTAGCGATTAGCATAATATCTTTGGATTTAAGGGGTAGACTTAATTGTGCGACATTGCCAAAGTTGGCAGCGGTGGCAGTATCACGCGCAACATAAAAGCCTTTGCCAAGCTCTAGCCCGGCGGCTGATACATTTGTACCTGTGCCGCGAAACACAACCTGCCCACCATCCGGCGCAATCGGTGCTGCTGCGCCCGGTCCAGTAGTTTTTTTATAATTTTTCAGCAAGCCATTGCGAGACCTAAAGCCCTCAGTAATAATTTCACCCTCACAGCCTCCATGCCTATGGTAGGCATCCGCCGGTATATCACCCTCATAAGTCTTGGCTTTGCCGCGACACCATTTACAGGCATCGCTACTTTCTTTGCGCGTCATGGTAGGGCGCTTGCCACTTTGCCGGGCAGTAGTCATTGCATCCTTTTGAGCTTTGGCGGCGCTCCACATTAAGAAATTGGCTATGTATTCCTGCATTACACTGCTCCTGTAGAGACACTATTGCTTGCAACTTTAGCCATACCATAATAACGGTCATCAATGCCCTCACCCTTGGTATGCTCTATTTCCATATCAAAGGCATTCATTTCATAAGTTTTATCATAGATAGCTTTGCTAACTTCTCTTAAAAATATCTCTTGGTTAAGCTGCCGGGTCTCTGGTGCAATTTCCGGGTTATTAAGCAGGTTCACGCCAGCAAGCACCTTTGGTGTAAGTGAGTTGGCGAGCTTGCCATAATTTGCAGGCTTATTGGCTGCCGGAAAATCCCAAGCATCAATATCCTTTTTAATGTCATCCAGTATGGTAGTAACTTTTTCTATGCGCTTTTTAGAGTATGCTGTGCCGCGCTGTGGCTCTTTAGTGGCAATAAGGGCATCTATTAGCTTGGATGCCTGTAAATCGGTCAGGGCATGGGTAATTTCAGCTATGGTAGCGGCACTTTTAACAATTTCTGCATCAGCACCAATAATCTCATTGGCTATAAGCAGCTCTTTGACCTCTTTAAATTCCTTGGTCTTGGCAACTGCTAAATCCGCTATATATTTACTTTGAGTCTCGCTTGCCATTCACAGCCTCCAATTCCTCTGCTGGTATATCGCTCTCAGTCATATCAACTATAGCAGTACCCATATGCACTTTGCCATCTCTGCCTTTTACTTCGGCATTCAAATGAAACCTAAATACCTTTTCGCCTTGCTGGTTTTTAACAACTTTTGCTATTGCCCAATCCTCACTAAGCTCTTTGCCCTGCTTTTTTGTCATAATCTGAATATCGCCAGTAAATCTATTTATGTATGGGCGGAGTAGTGCTTTAGTCATAAGCATATTTTACCACTAAAGCCGCATAAATTTATTATCCAAAGAAAAGAGACCGCCGGGGCGGTCTCAATTCCTGCTAGGTAGCGAGCTACTAAGAGCTTGCGCCGTTTTCGCTGATGATGCTGAAAGCTGCACCGTCAAAGATTGCAAAGCCAAACACTGCCTCAGCGCGGATTGCAATTTCGTTGGTTCGCTTTAGGTCACCTGCACCATCTGGGTCACCAAACTCAATGGTTTCCAGTGGTACTTCGCGAGCAACGCCCCACTTAAAGGCGCGCCAGTCACCCAAGATAGCCATGATGCTAACTTCGGATGTCTCAAGCTCCTGCCTACCAGATACTGTATCGCTAGATGCAGCATCCAAGCCTTGGAAACGGTCAAATCCGAAACCTAAGCCAAGCTCTGGGTATAGAGGGCGGTTTTCACCATCCTTTTTACGAGCGAGCTGACCGGCATAAACAGGGTCTAGTGCTATACCAGTGGCGATATAACCAGCCTCTTGCAAATCGCTTGCAGCGGTTTCCAAGTCAGCCTGTACATCACCAGTTGCAACTACGCGAGCAACGCCATTTCCGGCTTTGTCAAAGTAGTTGGTAACACTTGAGCTAATTACACCAGTAAGAGGGTTAATGCCATGAATGGCAACCAAGTCCAAGGCGCGGCTAAGAGCTGTAGCTACATTGGCAACCAATGCATCAACAATTCCGGCTTGGTAGTCCTCATCTTCCCACATAACTTCATTGCTAAAGCGGTAGGTAATTTGGACTTTATAGGTTTTAACAGTAGCTTTGCTAGGTGTGCCATCCTGCGAGCTTTTGTTAGCGGACTCGCCAACTAACTCAGCTTTAGGCGTACCAGTAAACACAAAGTGGTCTGTGCTACCTACTTTAATATCAGGTGCGGCAGGTGCGAGCTTTGACAGCACACCACCACGAATGTTTTTGTTCCATGACTCGCCAGTATGATTGGCAAGGTCCAAAGCGGCTAAACGGAGGGGATTACCCATAACGATTTACTCCTTTAAGAGTGTTAATTTAAATCGTCAGATTATTCTTTTGAGCCAAATAACTTTTTAGCAATATTGGCGCTATCAGTAGCTTTTTCACCGGGTTTAGGGTCTTTTTTAATTACGACCTTGCCGCTGCCGGGTAGCTTAGACAGCTTTTCAGCTCTCTCGCGTATCTCGTCAGCAGTTTCACCAGTAAGAAACTCTGCAGCATCATCAGGCAATTTGAATTCATGGATAATTTTAACCTTATCGGTTTCTAGCTTGGCGGTTTTTACTTCGCCGGAAAGTGTACCAATGGCGGTATCTTTTTCCTTTAGCTTATCCTCAAATTCTTTGGCGATTGTATCAACTTTGCCAGCTTTCTCTTTTAGAGTGTCATAGTCAGCATATTGCTTTTTCTGGCGCTCTAAGCGAGTCTCAACAACTTTGTCTACATCCGTCTGAGTAAGTAAAGTGTCCTCTACTTTTTTAAACTCATCGCCCTCTTTGTAAAAGTATTCAGCCATCCCCTCTTTCCTTTCCGGTGAGTAACCGTTTATTTGTCTGACTTAATCATAACTATAGCATAACCGTAAATAATGCAACAACTTTATTGAACACATTTATTAACTGTTTCTTGCGCCCCATACATCACAGTAAATTTGATAGCGGTGATATTGGGCAAGCGTATCATCCAAATTGACCACGCTATTTACACTGGCATGGGTAATGTCTGCACTGTAAGCCTCTAGCTCTACAATGCGGTCAGCAATATCATTGGCTTTATTCTTTGCAGTGTTGCGGCTGGTCTTATGGTAAACCTCAATTAGTATTTCCGCTTTGTCCAGCACCATGCTTTCACGCGGTCCGCCGGTGCGGTCTACTAATACATATTGGTCACCGGCATCATCCGGCTTATCGCCATGCGCTGCCCATCCAGTGCCTAATATTGAATTAAGCCAAGCTACTACTACTGCCTCAACATCAACTTTAGCCATTATGCATTTACACTTTCTGCTCTAAAGTACCTATTCCAGCGAGTAGGCGTATTACCATCCATAAACTTAACGGCAGAGCTATCAAGCCGGAAAGTCTTGCCATCATAAACAAAGCTGCTATCACCAACATCAGCCGTACTAGCCTTTGGCATATGTACGCGCACTTGGTCTTTGGACTGTTCCATAGCTTGCTGCTCGCGAGCTGTAGTAGGTTCAGTGATTGGCGCAACTAGGCAATCATCAACACTAACTTGCTGGGTGGTATAGGTTGGATTATTAAGCGCATCCACTGCACCAGCCACCTTTTGAGTAAATGTAATATTCATGCCTACCATAAACATTATTTTAGCACCTTTTCAATCCCCACATAAAACGCTTGTCAAAAG